CTCCAAAATATAAAGCCCCAGTAGCCTTTAAAAAAGAAGTAACAGCTGCCGTTGAATTAGTTGATAAAATTAATGCAATGAAGCCGGTTAAAGGTGTTGAAAAAGCTAAAGCATCATCAAATAAAGCTAAAAAAGAAACTAATAGCGGTGTTAAAGGTGTTGAAGAATTAACCCATAATGCTAAATCAGTTCGTGGTTTACAAAAGTTTGCTGCTACTGGCGGTAAAATGAAAGCTGTAAGAGAAGGTCAATTAAACGAAGGTGGTGAATGGACAATTACAGGTACACTTACTAAAGATGAGCAAACTGAATTAAAGAATATGATTGGTAATTATGATTTAGATGTTCAAGCTACCGATGATACTCTTGAAACAACTATTTCACATCCAATGTACAATGATAAATCTTTGGAACAAGCTCTTAAACAAGTAAGAGGAATGTTACCAAAGAACTCATCATTTAGACCTGGTGTTGATTTAGGTAAATATGATTTAAAATCAATGCTAGAAAAAATGGTACGTGAAGTATTAGATGAAATGTATGATGGTCGTGACGATATGAATGCTCAATATGCTCAAGACGAAATTAAATAATATGAACAAATCATTATTAATAGACCACACACCATTTCAATCAGCTAATCTAACAATACTAGAAAATAAACAGTTAGGTGACGGTAAAAATCTTCTTACTCTTGTAGGTAAACTACAAGAAGCCGAGCAAAAGAATGGTAATGGTCGTGTATATCCTCGCGAAATTCTTGAAAGAGAAGCCAAAAAATATGCAGAGGGTCCTGTAAAAACTCGCACTGCTCTAGGAGAACTTGATCATCCTGAAGCATCTGTTGTAAATTTATCTAACACTTCACACGTAATTACTGAAGTATGGTGGAAAGGAAATGATTTAATGGGCAAATTACAACTATTACCTACACCAGCTGGCAATATTGCTAAAGCATTAGTAATGGCTGGTATTCCACTTGGAATATCATCTCGTGGTATGGGTAGTGTTAGACAATTAGGTGAAACAGTAGAGGTACAAGACGACTTCGAGTTGCTCTGCTGGGACCTTGTTAGTGTTCCCTCTACTCCAATGGCTTACATGTCATTAGCTGAATCTAAGCAACATAAATCTACAAAAGATTATAGTAAAGTAAACAGTTTAATAACTGAAATCATTTGTAACGCAACTGGTGTTTGTCCGTTGTGCTAAAATAAAATAAAATGGCAAAAGCAAAACCAAAACCAAGACCGATGATATCAAGAAAAAACGGTCTCAAACATAGAAAACGAATAGACCAAAATAATAAGATATTAGCTAAATATTAGCGGTTTTAAATATCTACATATATTTATGGGCATCCTACAATAGGTTGCCCATTCTTTATGCAACCTCGGGTATATTACAAACCCCACATTAAGATTCCTAATAATCTTATTTCCGTAATCAAATTTAAGGAGAAAAACAAAATGAGTAACAAAGACTTATTCAAAGAGGCTATCGCCGACGCTAAAGCCGTTCGCGAAGCTGCGTTAGCAAACGCAAAAGTTGCTCTTGAAGAAGCTCTCGCTCCAAAACTTCAATCTATGTTAGCTGCAAAGTTACAAGAGATGGATATGGACGATGCTGAAGAAGAGAAACTTGAAGAAAAATCACTCGGTCAAGACACTTATCGTACTGACGATTTCCAACATGTTGGCGCTAGAGAAAGACATGCTGCACTCGAAGAAAACGAAGAAGAACTTGAAGAAGATTTCGACTTATCTTCTATCTTAGCTGAATTAAGCGATGATGAAGAAAAACCTGAAATGAACGAAGCCGAAGAAGAAGAAGAAGCTGAAGACGAAGAAATGGAAGCTGAGGAAGACGAAGCTGAAATGGAAGACGAAGAAGCCGAAGATGAATCTGAAATGGAAAGCATCACAGACTTAACTATGGATGAACTTAAAGACATTATTAAAGACATCATCTCATCTGAAATGGGTGGCGACGAAATGGACGCTGACATGGGAGATATGGGTGGTGAAGAAGAAATGTCAATGGATCTCGGTGGTGAAGAAGGTGGTGAAGAAGTTGGTATCGAAATGGAAGGTGAAGAAGAAGAAATCGACGAAATCGATTTAGAAGAATTATTAGCTGAACTCGACGCACTTGGTGAAGGTGACGACGAAAACGAAGGTATGTATGAAGCTAAAAAGAAGAAAGAAGATGACAAAAAAGACGATATGAAAGAGGCAATCGATACAATCGAAACTCTTCGTAACGAACTTAACGAAGTTAATCTTCTTAACGCTAAGTTGCTTTATGTAAACAAAGTATTCAAAGCTAAGAATTTGAACGAATCACAAAAACTCAAAGTAATTGCCCAGTTTGACAAAGCAACTACTGCGAAAGAAGCCAAAGCTATTTTTGAATCAATGAACAATGCTATTGCAAAATCAAAGAAAAGCACTATCAAAGAATCATTAGGATTTGCTTCTAAAGCTGCTGGTGTGGCACCTAAAAAACAAATTGTTGAGGTAAACGAAACAATGTCTAGGTGGCAAATGCTCGCAGGTATTACTAAATATTAATTTTTAAAAACACAAAATCGTTTAAAATGAACGTACAACAATTACTTGAATCATCCAACCAATACAAAAATGTAATGGATGACGCTAAAAAATTGTCGAATAAGTGGGAAAAATCCGGCCTTTTGGAAGGTATCAAAAACACTAACGACAGGAACACAATGTCAATGTTGCTTGAAAACCAAGCTAAACAATTGATTACTGAAACTTCTCAAACTGGTACTCAAGCTGGTGGTGCTGGCGCTTATAACGGCGAAAGCTGGTCTGGTGTTGCCTTGCCATTGGTTCGCCGTGTATTCGGTGAAATCGCTGCTAAAGAATTCGTTAGTGTACAACCAATGAACTTACCTTCTGGTCTTGTATTCTATCTTGATTTCAAATATGGTACTAACTCTAACCCATTTGTTAGTGGTGGTTCTCTTTATGGAGCTAATGCTTCTAACAACGTAACCGACATTAATTCAGCTTCCTTATATGGTGCTGGTAAGTTTGGTTATTCTATTAATCAGTATTCAGCTTCTGCTGTTGCTGTTACTGGTTCTGCAAACTGGGCTGATTTTAATTTTGATTCTGCCTATTCAGCTTCTGCAGCTGCTTCAGGTTATAAGAAAATTAATGTTCCTCTTCCTTCTAACGCTGATCCACTTGCAGTTCGTGCTTTCATTATCACTTCTGGTTCTATTGGTGTTGCTCAGAACTTACAAGCATTTACTACAATCAATGCTGCTCAAACTACAGCTTCATTCCTTGTTACTGCTTCTGCAATTGATGGCACAGCTACTGGTCCAGTATTGACTAATGGTGTAGTATTATTCTATGATGTAGCTCCAACTGCTACTAGCCGTGGTGATTTTGAAGATGGCCAAACTAAAACTAACGCTCCTTCTACAATTGCTATTCCTGAAATCAACGTTCAGTTGAAATCTGAAGCAATCGTTGCTAAAACTCGTAAGTTGAAAGCACAATGGACCCCAGAATTTGCTCAAGATCTTAACGCTTACCATAGTGTTGATGCTGAAGCTGAATTGACTGGTATCTTGTCTCAATACATCTCTATGGAGATTGATCTTGAAATCCTCGATATGTTGATCCAAAACGCTTACACAACTGACCGTTGGTCTGCTGTTAATAACATAGCTTTAGATGCTGTAGGTGCTTCTTCTAATCTTGGATATTACAACACACAAGGTGGTTGGTTCCAAACCCTCGGTACTAAATTACAGAAGGTTTCTAATACTATCCATCAATTGACCCTCCGCGGTGGTGCTAATTTCCTCGTTACTTCTCCAACCGTAGCTACAATCCTCGAATCAATCCCTGGATTTGCTGCTGATGGCGATGGCGAGAAAATGGAATTCAACTTTGGTATCCAAAAGGTTGGTTCTCTTAACAGTCGTTACAAGGTTTACAAAAACCCTTACATGACTGAGAACGTAATCTTGATGGGTTACAAAGGTGCTCAATTCCTTGAGTGTGGTGCTGTATTTGCTCCATATGTTCCATTGATCATGACTCCATTGCTTTACGATCCTAACACCTTCACTCCTAGAAAAGGATTGATGACTAGGTACGCGAAGAAAATGATTCGTCCCGATTATTATGGTAAGATCTATGTAGCTGGTTTAAATACCCTTTAATAACAATTGAGAGCTAGCCCCGTAAGGCTAGTTCTCTTTTTAAATCGTTTAAAATGAACGTACAACAACTATTAGAAAGCTCAAACCAATACAAAAATGTAATGGATGATGCTCAAAAACTATCATCTAAATGGGTTAAATCCGGACTTTTGGAAGGAATTAATAACGTTAATGATAGAAATACAATGTCAATGTTGCTTGAAAATCAAGCAAAACAATTAATTACTGAAGCCTCTCAAACAGGTACTCAAGCTGGTGGTGCAGGTGCCTATAACGGTGAAAGCTGGAGCGGAGTTGCTTTACCATTAGTGCGTAGAGTATTTGGTGAAATTGCAGCGAAGGAATTCGTTTCAGTTCAACCAATGAACTTACCTTCTGGTCTTGTATTCTACCTTGATTTCAAATATGGTACTAATGATGTTCACTTCCCTAATGGAGGATCATTATATGGTGCTAATGCCTCTACAAATGTAACTGATATTACTTCTGAATCACTTTATGGTGCTGGACAATTTGGATATTCTATTAACCAATTCTCAGCTTCTATTACTGCTGTAACAGGTGCTTTAGCTACATGGGCTGATTTTAACTTTGATTCAGATTTTTCAGCTTCTGCTGCTTCTAATCAATTTAGAAAATTCCTAGTTCCTCTACCTACTTCAGCTGATTTATTTGCTGCTCGCAGTTTCTTCATTAGTGGAAGTATATTATCTGGCTCAACAAGTTTAGGTGCATATGGTATACCTCAACAATCAGCATTACAAGCTTTCATCACTGTAACAAATAGTACTGCTTCTTTCCTTTTAACATCATCTTTGTTCTTTGGATCTGGATCTGTAACTGCTTTTGGAAGTGGTTCAAATGGTACACAAACTACTACTTTGTATTTTAGTGTACAACCTGCTGCTACTTCACGTGGTGATTTTGAAGATGCTTCTATAAGTGGTGGTTCTGGTGCTGGTGGAAACGGTGGTTACCCAAGTAACTTGTCTAACACTACAATCTCTATTCCTGAAATCAACGTTCAGTTGAAATCTGAAGCAATTGTAGCTAAAACAAGGAAATTAAAGGCACAATGGACACCTGAATTTGCACAAGATCTTAACGCTTACCACTCAGTTGATGCTGAAGCTGAATTGACAGGAATTTTATCTCAATATATTTCTATGGAAATTGATCTTGAGATTTTAGATATGTTGATTCAAAATGCATACACAACTGATAGATGGTCTGCAGTTAACAACGCATCTTTAAGTTCAACCGGTGCTTCTACTGATCTTGGATATTACAACACACAAGGTGGTTGGT